TGTTTGGAGACCCCGCAGGTTTTAAAGCATAGCGGCGGTTCCACATCACATAGGCCGAATACTTCTTAAACGCCTCCAAAGGTCTGGGCTTCCAGTAGAGTTGGCCCTGCTTGTAAGTAAACAGGGACCGCAAGTATTCCTGGTTCACTCAATCCCCATCTGCTTACGGTAGGTATACATCAGCCTTTCGGTCAACTCATCTAACTTCTGCTGTTGTTCTTCCAGCACATCTTTTAGCGACCATAGGACAGCGGAGACGCTTGTCGAGTCCCTCTCTGCCAGCAACTCAATTATCGCAATCGGGGCAGATAGGTCTATGGATACCTGCTCAACAATGTAGCCTGCTTTGTTGGATGTGATTTCTACCACGGCACATCGTCCTCCATGTCATCAAAGCCTTTTTGCGGTGCTTGCTTCTGTCTCGGTTCTTGCCTCTGTTTTGGTTCCTGCACCTTCAGGCTCATAAACTTCCCCTTTCCAGACTTGGCCTCGCGCACCCATGCGGCCAACTCATACTCCTTCCCATCGACATTGATCTTGCCCTTGTAGTTAGGGGCCTTCTCGTTGTCCGACTCGTTCTTAAACAGAACACCAGAGTTAGTGTTGTCGTACTCCATCATTACCTCGCTTCCATGTAAAGACCTACGTTCCCCAGGCTATAACCAAGAAAAGCAATGCCCAAGCCCCAATTACCGCGAACAAACAAATCCACCGCCACAATAAGATAGACAATCCCAATCCCCGCTATCAGCCACGCCGCCACTCTAGCCACCCTGAAAGTATTGCGACGCCCACTAGGAAAAATGTAAACTTAACTGCGCTCACCGCCGTAGGGCTAATGATGAGGTCTAGTAATCCGTTCATACTTTTGCTCTCCTCTTTCCATGATTTCCCAGAACAACTCATAAAAATGTTCCGCGTTGTCTGTGTTTTTTGCCATCTCTTGCCGCAACGCATCTTCAAGCATAATTAGTTGTATCAACGCCTGTTCTAACACCGCAATTTTTATCATCTTGTCGTAGATCATTCACTTTCCTTGGCAACGCGGTCCAAGAACTTTTTAATCTGCTCCAGCATCTCGTCCATCTCTGACTGCTTGGGTTCAAATCTCACGATGAAGAGTCTCTTGGACTCCCGCACCCTGTCATCAAAACTAACAAAGTCCACCCACTTCCTGCCCGTACAGAGCAGTTGGCACATCATTTGTCGCTTGTATTGTGTCGGGGGTTTATTGTCGTGGCGATAGCGCAGGTGCGTTGACGTCCTCGGGCATTTGATTTCGATAAGCCCTTCATCCCCGACCAGTCCGTCAGGAGAAGCGCCAAAGAACGGGATTTCGGGGTGGAGGTAGAAGCCCGTGGTTTCGACAAAAGTCCCGGTGTGGGCCTCGTAGGCAGCGCGGGCGATGGGTTCTTTTTCGGTTCCACGTTGCATATCTGCGTTGACGTAGGTCTCGGTGGGTTGCGCGGTTTCACGTTCGGCAACTAATTCCCAGAGATAGTTTTGGTATGCCGCCGTGGTCTCGGCAGCGCACATATCATTGGCTCGCGATGCTGTCCCGCACCCTAGACGCGCCAGTATCCATTCTGGCGTTCCCTGCTGCACTTCTTTGTAGTTGCTCATTTAGCCTCCTCTTGGCCGCATGAAGTTCACTCTCAAGCCTGTCCACCGAGATCCGTAGCCTCTGGGCCACGTTGTGCCGCCGGTGGTACGGGTACTGCACATATACTGCCTTCAATACCCGCCTGCTCATATCAGGGAGAACCCTAATAGCGTTTTCTAAGATTTCCCCGTCCAAAAGGTCTGGTTCGTACTTGGGGTCCGGTCCCTCAAAGACATCCTCGGATTCATAATTCCCCTCAGCGGAAGAGCATCGGGTGCGAACTTCAGGCCCGATGGTCCCCCATGCGGTCCACCAGGCCCAGTTCTGCAAGCGCAGTTCTATTTCTTCCCGAACCATTTCTTATAAAGTTTTGGCCTATGTTTCCTGATTACAGGTTTCGCGGATTCTATAAGTTCTTCTGCGTTTTTGCCAACAGTTTGTGAGCCAACGTGGTGGACGTAGGCCCGGGAGACGTAGTGCTTCAGCCCCTTGTCAGCCATGTCCAGGCATTGCACATCGTCGCTAAACCAATCCAGGCTTAAATAATCCACCCAGGCGTCCTTAGAGATATAGGCGCAGATGGGGGCGATGATGTCGGTCTCGATGATGGCGTCCTCGGTCTCCCAGCGGAACCACCGCATCTTGCCGTTACCGACTCTGATATTCTGTATCCCACGGGCATAATCACATCGGGAGGCGACCCAACCGAGGGGGATATTTTCGCCTTTGAGTCTGGAAACATCCTCGGATAGTGTCTGCCAGGTCGTCGGGGTAAACACAATATCGTCATTGCAGACCACGATCTCGTCGTGCTTCTGGAAGGCAAGATTACACACCGCGTTGTAGGCATCCCCAAAGTTCTTGGCCGTGTTTTCCATGAGTATCGTCTGGTGTCTAGGAAAGATCATCTTGCACCCAGCCAGGTAGATCGGGATGTCTTTGGGGACGTACTCGGTGATGCTTGCCGCCATAGTTACAAGACACTTGGCGTGGACCGTAGAGATTACGATTGCTTGCACAGTCTTAAAACCTCCTCTAGTAATTCTTCTTCTGTAAACCCGTAGTGCTTTGGGAAACCTTTACTTCCTAGTCCATGAACTCCAGTCTTGCCTCGATGGTGTTCGGGGCAGAGGGGAATCGCATGGTAATGACTACTGCGGCCCCATCCCTGTCCGGCGCGGAGGTGATGGATTTCAGCAGGAGTTCCATCGAATCCCAGTCGCTTGCAGACAATACAACCGAGTTCTGCGACAAGTGACAAATGCTGTTTCTCATTTTTTGTCACTCAAGATTTCCCATGCTTCTTTAGCCACAATTGAAACTTGTCCGTTTCCAATGGCTTTAAGTCTGTCCACCCTAGAGGCCATCCCATCATCCATTCCGAAAAACTGGCCGGCATAGAATTTCCAGTCATCAAATAGTACGCAGCGCTGAGCCTCAGCCCAAATACTTTTCCCGATGTTTTGCTTGTCCGAATGAAGCGTCCGTCTTGATAAGATGCTGTTCCCGTTGATGGGGCAATCCAGTCCGTTGCTACGGGAGTTGGCAACGATCCAGATTCGGTCTCTTTGGTGTTTTCCTTGAAAATCTCCCGCTCCCAACACACCCCATTCCGCATCGAACCCCATTTCGGCCAAGTCTCCGAGAACTCTTCCAAGTCCCCGGCTAGTGAGCATTGGTGAGTTTTCCACAAAGACGTATTTGGGTCGTACTTCGCCAATGATCCTTGCCATCTCTCGCCACATTCCCGAGCGCTCACCGTCGAGTCCATCTCCGGTTCCGGCTGCGGAGATGTCTTGGCATGGAAAGCCCCCAGATACGACATCAACAATTCCTCGCCACGGTTTTCCGTCAAAGGTTTGAACGTCATCCCAAATTGGGAAAGGCGGGAGAAGTCCGTCATTTTGTCTTGCGGCAAGTACGCTTGCTGGGTAGGGTTCCCACTCGACGGCGCAGACGGTTCTCCATCCAAGGAGATGTCCCCCAAGTATTCCTCCACCAGCGCCTGCGAAAAGAGCCAACTCATTCATTGCTCCTTCCTTATACGCAACCAAACAAGTACCTCTTCCCAACTTAGCGGTGTCTCGCCAAGATCAGGTTCGCGCAATCCAAATAGGGTGTAGTCAATTCTCATCTTGCCTCCTCAGACAATTTGACGTCGTGTTGTAAAGCCCATTGTATAACTTTTTCTACATACTGCGAGAAGTCTGCAAGGTTTAACTCTGCGGTACTAGGTTCTAGCATCTTCACGCTACCGTCCGGCAACTCCATTACGCGCTCGGGTAAAAACAGCGCACGCAGATATTCATGCCAGACACTTGGTTCGTATGCTTTGCCGGGAACTACCTGTTCGGAAATGTCTGACAATATCGCCCAGTAGAGTCTGTTTTGCTCTAAAGACCGTTTGGCAGGCTTAACCTCAATCACATGACCATCTGGCGCTGAATCCACCATCTGATGTGCAAGTTCTCGATTGTATTTCGTGAGAATCATGCAGCCTTCAAACTTTTCTGCATGACCGCAACTTTGAACGCCTGCCAATGATCAAACTGAGATGGGTCTAAACCGAGTTCTTTTCCTTTGGCTTCAATTCCGCTTGCGGTTTCGTGCCAAGGTTTCTCGTTTACGACACCGGGTAAGACGACTTCTAATTCATCTTCCCAACGCTCTCCGCGCAACCAAGTGGCGGGGTAAGGGATAAAGGCTCCCCCAGACTTCATCCATTGTTCTGTTTTGCAATGG